TGGAACGGCGACGGCAACAAGGTCGAAGCGATCCAGCCCGAGCGCGCGAAGGCGAAGCTGGAGGACTACATCGACGAGATCGTCGAGAAGTTCGGCGCGCGTGATTACCTGCTGGCCCTGTCCTGCAAGAAGCACAACTTCCGCAAGGACATCGACCCAACCTACAAGCTCAACCGTGCCAGCAAGGACAAGCCTGCCCTGTGGTACGTGCTCGACGAGTTCGTCTACGACGAGTTCGGCGACAAGATCGTGGAGATCGAGAACCTGGAAGGTGACGACGTGCTGGGGCTGCTGGCCTCGCACCCGAATCCGAAGCGCGCGCCAGGCAGCCGCATCGTCGTGTCCATCGACAAGGACATGCAGACGATCCCCGGCATCCGTCTCTACAACCCCAACCGTCCCGACGTGGGCGTCCGGCCGATCTCGGCTCACGACGCTGACCTGTTCTGGATGAAGCAGGTGCTCACGGGCGACCAGGTGGATAACTACCCCGGCTTCCCCGGCATCGGCCACAAGGGCGCGGACGAGCTGCTCATGCCCATCCACGAGGCGTACCGCGATGCGTCCGTCGAGGAGCACCTCGGCGCGCTGTGGAACACCGTCGTCACCACCTACACCACCCGCATCCCCCGCGGCGGCACCGAGCCGCTGTCGAAGCACGATGCGATCCGCCAAGCACGCCTCGCGCGAATCCTGCGCTACGGCGACTACAACCCCAAGACCAAGGAAGTGAAGCTGTGGAAACCCTGATCCTGTTCATCACCATCGTCGCCGTGCTGGCCGTGCTGTTCGCCTTCGTCGCCTACGGCGCTGCCTGGCTGTGGTGGCGCAGCCTCAACACCCTCGAACGCACCCTGTACCGCTCGGCTGGCAGCGTCAAGCTGTGGCCGGCCGCTGTCGGCGTTGCTGGCGCGGCTTGGCTGATCGCCCGGTGTTTCGCCTGACGACAACCAAGCCACCTGATCCTGCTTACCGCAACTCGTCCACGTAGAACTGCTTCCAGTGTGCAATCTCTGACGGATTCCGACTTACGGGTTCTCGGCTATTGAAAACCCAAAGCTGGATCGCCTTCGGCGTAGTCAACGTTTCATACGTGCAGCTGAACTCAGTGAGCTTATCTGTGATGAGCTGCTTGGCCGCATCGTAGCGCTCTCGCTGAATTCCTTGTGCTTGCCCTGATGCCACGAGCGCATCCATCGCCTCCTGTAGGCCATAGAGCTTCTGTGCAAGCTCAGAGATTTCCGCTCCGTTTGTGTTACTCGGCGTAGAACTCGCCATACCTGTCTCCTTCCATAACGAACACGAATTGTACCCGGCTAAGGCCGGGTTTCTCTTTTGGAGTCCCCATGAAGATCATCGGAATCACCGGCCGCGCCCGCAGCGGCAAAGACACCCTGGCCGAGTTCCTGGTCAGCGACCACGGCTTCGTGAAGCTGTCCTTCGCGGCCCCGATCCGCGCCTTCGTGGCGGACATCACCGGCCTGCCGGTGTCCGCGATGGAGGACGGCCCGCTCAAGGAGGAGCCGCTCGACTGGCTCAACGGGCAGACCCCGCGCCGCCTGATGCAGACCGTGGGCACCGAGTGGGGCCGTGAAATGATCGACCGCGACCTGTGGGTCAAGGTGGTCGCGCAGAAGATCCGTCAGGCCCGCCGCGACGGCGCTGCTGGCGTCGTGGTGTCGGACGTTCGCTTCGACAACGAGGCGCAGTTCATCCGTGAGTGGGGCGGCCAGGTGGTCCAGGTGCTCCGCGACAGCGCGGCCCCGGTCTCGGCGCATGCCTCCGAGGCAGGCGTCCACGGCGACCTGATCGACACCGTGATCGACAACAACGGCCCGATCCACCGCCTGCGGATGGTCGCGGAATCGCTGGCCCGACTCTAAGGGTTTAGTGGTCATCATCGGGGGAAACGACAGTTTCCCCACCTATTCATAACCCAGGAGTTCTATGCAAATCCCTCTGCACTCCTACGACCTGATCGACCTCCTGGACGAACTGCACCCCGAAGTGATCTACGACCCCGCCAAGCCGAAGGAGGAGTTCCTGCTCCGGCAGGGCGAGCGCCGCCTGATCCTCCGGCTAAAGGCGCTGCGGAAGGTCGAGCAGATGGAGCACCGCGCCCGCTAATCATGTGCAGCAAGCCCAACATGCCGGACCAGCAGGAGAAAGACCCGATCCTGCTGACCCGCCAGGACACCCAGCCGACCGGCCACGCGGCCGATCAGCGGCGTAAGTCCAAGGTCCGACTGGACCTGAACAACGCAACGCAGTACCAAGGACTGACCATTCCGAATGGCTGACGCCAAGCAGACCTCGGCCGAGAAGCAGACGGCCGCGAAGCGCTACGGCGATCTCAAGTCCAACCGCAAAGAAGCCGAGACGCGCGCCAAGCGCTGCGCCAAGGTTACCCTGCCCCGCCTGTGGGTGGACGAGGGCGCGAAATCGCGTACCCCCGGTTCCGCCTACATCGACACCGGCCCGAAGTGCGTCAACGCCCTGGCCTCGAAGATCGTGCTGGCCTGGCTCCCGCCGAACGCCTCGGTGTTCAAGCTCGCGCCTGACCAGGCAGTCGCCGAGAACATCGCCGAGCAGGCTG